TTCATTTGCTGCTCCGTTGAGGTTGTACACAAACTCCACTTCTCCGCAGTTTGAGCTCGACGAGTCGTACCTTCAGGTTCCAGCGACTCAAATTCGTGCCATGTCTTTGACGACTAGTGGCGCCTTGACCGAAAACACCGAACTCAATTTTGCTCCGGCATCTGTTCCATCTTCTACTGGTGACGGAAACCTTGAGCTCAACATACAGTATCGTATTGTAGAGTTTTAATGCAAGACATTAGAAAGGTCTGCATCGGTCCTAACTATAAGGACTCTATGTGTTACGTGGTGGGGCAGCCGGTTCTCGGTGGGTCCCACCATGTGCATTTAATTAAATACAACGAGGAGACAGGGGGTATCCTCATCTATATTGAAAGCGGCGACATCGTGGTTTTATGGAAGGAGTTCACGATGATGCCTACTTCAATTGAATACAATATCAACTTTTGAGAGCGGTCAATCAATTTATCGTAAAGGGCAATAGATACGCAAATACCAAAGGAGACCTTGTCGTTAGCGCAAACGAGGAGGACCACCGCTTCTCGAATCGGGAGGGCGAAGTAATTGCGTTACCCTTGGGCTATGATGGTCCCATCGCCGTTGGCGATACTCTACTTGTACACCACAACGTGTTCAAGTACTACAACGACATGAAGGGGAGGCAGCGCAGCGGGCGTAGTTTTTTGCGTGACGGTATGTTCCTTGTTGACTTCGACCAATTCTATATGTGGCGGTCGTTAACGACCGGGTGGACAGCCCATGATAGGTACTGCTTTGTGGAGCCTATACCGCCACAAGACGCTGTCATCTTCAAGCCGTTGACAGAGGAGCCGTTGGTGGGTATAATGAAATATCCCAATGGTTATCTTCATAGCCAAGGAATCACGTCTGGTGACATGGTGACCTTCAAGCCCGAGAGCGAGTACGAGTTCATTGTTGACGGGGAGAAGTTGTACCGAATGTTCGACCATCAAATAACATGCAAGATTCAAGGAAGCTAAAGGAGCGCATCATTGCTGCCGGTCGGGTAGCTGTGGAGCAACTCATCAAGGTGGCTCAGGAGGACATCCTAAAGCCGGGTGAGGACGACGACTTGGCGGCTGACAGGCTGAAGAATGCGGCGGCTACTAAGAAGCTCGCTATCTTCGACGCTCTGGAGATTTTGAATCGCATAGACTCCGAAGAAGAGGAGTTGGAGTTGGACACGACCCAGACGGAAACGAAGGTGGGTTTTGCAGAGCGACGTTCCAGATAAGCTATACAAGGTCCTGCATGGCCATGTATCGAAAGGTGTAGTATCCAATAAGAACCGCGCTAAGACGTGGCAGTACGGTTACAACGAGAAGTACGACATGGTCGTCATCTCCAAGACCGGAAATATTGGTGACATCATAGAAATTAACGGGCTTGCTATCGCCCTGCCCGCAGCTCCTAAGAAGCTTGAGGGAACCAAGTGGATTCGTGAGGAGCTACCTAAGCCGCTTTCGCGCATCCAAAGCATCTTCCAATGGAACGATATGCCCAAGGCGTTCAAGGCTCAGTGGGTAGACTATATCGAGTCTGAGTTCGACCGCCGCGAGGACGGGCACTGGTTCAAGAACGGCGGTGTGTCTACGTATATCACTGGTGCTCACTACATGTATTTGCAGTGGACCAGTATCGACGTAGGGTATCCAGATTTTCGTGAGGCGAATAGGATATTCTTTATCTTCTGGGAGGCATGCAAGGCGGACCCTCGGTGCTTCGGTATGATATACTTGAAGATTCGTCGTTCGGGATTCTCGTTTATGGGTTCGTCGGAGTGCGTAAATACAGGAACCCTAGCGAAAGATTCACGAGTTGGTATACTCTCTAAAACGGGTGCGGACGCCAAGAAAATGTTCACCGACAAGGTGGTTCCCATTGCGAACCGCCTACCATTCTTCTTCAAACCGATACAGGACGGCATGGATAAGCCGAAAACGGAACTGGCGTTTCGTGTACCTGCTTCAAAGATTACGAAGAAGAACATGTACGATGTGGAGGGTGAAGAGATTCTCGGCCTTGATACGACCATCGACTGGAAGAACACCGATGACAACTCTTACGACGGAGAGAAGCTCCTTCTGCTAGTCCACGACGAGAGCGGAAAGTGGATTAAGCCCAACAACATCCTCAACAACTGGAGGGTAACCAAAACGTGCTTGCGTTTGGGTAGCAAGATTATTGGCAAGTGCCTGATGGGCTCGACGTCGAACGCGCTTGCGAAGGGCGGTTCTAACTTCAAGAAGCTCTACGAGGACTCTGACCCCCGCGTGCGCAACGCCAACGGTCAGACCAAGAGCGGTATGTATTCCCTCTTCATTCCCATGGAGTACAATATGGAGGGGTTCATAGACGAGTTCGGTCACCCCGTCTTTCATTCGCAGGAGCAGCCCGTTATGGGTGTCGACGGAGAGAAGATTAAGAGCGGTGCTATCGACTACTGGGACGCGGAGGTCGAGAGCTTGAAGAACGACCCCGATGCGCTCAACGAATTTTACCGGCAGTTCCCACGCACCGAGTCGCATGCGTTTAGGGACGAAAGCAAGCAGAGCTTGTTCAACCTCACCAAGATTTATCAGCAGATAGACTACGCCGACAGTCTCGTAAAGGAGCACTATCTGACGCGGGGTTCATTTCAATGGGAGAACGGAATCAAGGATACTCGCGTAGTATTCAGGCCCGACAAACGGGGAAGGTTTAATGTTTCTTGGACGCCACCCAAGCACATGCAGAACCGTTGGATTGATAAGCGTGGCATTAAGTACGCCGGTAATGAACACCTTGGCTCTTTTGGATGTGACTCCTACGACATTAGTGGCACTGTGGGTGGTGGTGGTTCTAATGGCGCTCTGCACGGAATGACCAAGTTCCATATGGACGATGCGCCCACCAACGAGTTCTTCTTGGAGTACGTCGCTCGCCCACAGACGGCGGAGATATTTTTCGAGGAGGTGCTCATGGCGTGCATCTTTTATGGTATGCCCATCCTTATTGAGAACAACAAGCCGAGGCTATTGTACCACTTCAAGAACCGAGGGTACCGTGGGTTTTGTATGAACAGGCCCGACAAGCACTTCAACAAGTTGTCAAAGACGGAGCGTGAGTTGGGCGGCATCCCTAATAGTTCTGAGGACGTTAAGCAGGCCCATGCCGCAGCTATCGAGAGTTACATTGAGAAGCACATTGGCGTTCTCGAAGATGGAGAGATTGGTAGTATGCCGTTCGTTCGGACGCTAGAGGATTGGGCTCGTTTTGACATCAGCAACAGGACTGCTTTCGACGCTACTATCAGCAGTGGGCTTGCTATTATGGCTAACCAAAAACACCTCTATATGCCTGAACAAGTGAAGAGTTCAATAAGCATTACCTTGCCGAGATATAACAATCGTGGTTATAGGAGCGAGTTACGCGACTAAATGAAGGACGTCAAGATTAACATCTCTACTGCTGGTTTCCCTAGTCAGTTTGTTTCTGACGCAGAGAAGGCGTCGGATGAGTACGGGCTGATGGTCGGTCAAGCCATTCAGTATGAGTGGTTCAAAAAAGACGGCAATCAGTGTCGCTTTTACAATCAGTGGCGTGACTTCAACCGTCTTCGCTTGTATGCTCGTGGCGAGCAGAATATTGGTAAGTACAAGAACGAGCTGGCTATCGACGGCGACCTATCGTATCTGAATCTGGACTGGACGCCAGTCCCCATCCTGCCCAAGTTCGTTGACATCGTAGTCAACGGTATGTCCGAGCGACTCTTCAAGGTCAAGGCGTATGCTCAAGACGCGTTGTCGCAAGCTAAGCGCAGCAAGTATCAGGACATGATTGAGGGGCAGATGGTCGCCAAACCTGTGCTTGAACTCATCCAGCAGAAGACAGGCGTAGACCCGTTCACTATGGACCCGGATGACCTTCCGGCTAGTGATGAGGAGCTGAGTCTGTATATGCAGCTCAACTACAAGCCGGCCATTGAGATTGCTGAGGAAGAGGCTATCAACACCATCCTTGAGGAGAACCATTACGAGGACTTGCGTAAGCGCCTCGACTACGACCTTACGGTGTTGGGCATCAGCGTTGCTAAGCACGAGTTCCTCCCCGGCTCGGGCGTTCAGGTTTCGTATGTCGACCCCGCCAATGTGGTTTATAGCTACACTGAGGACCCACAGTTCAAGGACTGTTTCTATTGGGGGGAGATTAAGACGCTGCCCATCACGGAGCTGATGAAGATTGACCCGAGCCTCACCAACGAGGACTTGGAGCAGATTAGCAAGTACAGCCAGAGTTGGTACGACTACTACAACGTAGCCCAGTTCTACGAGAACGA